CCAGTCCTGTTCCCTTCGGGGAGATGATACTACTCAAGTGATAACGGCAGACCTAGGCACATTGAGCATAAGCTCTGAAGAGTAGGAGAAACTTCAAACTCAAGCGACAGCCTCAAGCATCATCCTTATCAGACACCCCTTGCTAAGATTAAAACACACTCAGTGTGATAGGATGATTATTTCTTAAATCTAAGCTCTTGCCTAAGCATCAAGCTATGAATAAGAAAAAAAAAGAGAAAACAGTTAAAGAAAAACTGAACAATAATGAGTATTTAAGTTTTAGTGATATGCATAAATGTTACAAGCAATACCGAATGGGAGTGATAACACTTAGCCAGTACCGCAAAATTATGGACAAGCACCAAGAAAACAAGCGAAATAGTGTTGACAGAAAGCAGACTAGCTTGGTAAAATAAAGTAAACTCATTAAGGAGCATGTTCAAAAACAAAGCACAATTAATTTTTTCATATAGTTTAGCATTAAGACTGGTTTAACAACTGGTCTTTTTGTTATTTTCATAGAGGGCAGGCTTTTATAAGCATAAGAGAATTTAATCTCATTGCAGGGCAGACTAAAGTCTCGTGTCTATGCAGTCTGCCCCTTGTGAAAATAATCAAACTTAATAATATATAACAATGGAAATAGTATTATTGTTAGTCCTAACATTAGGAGCATTTTTGGCAGGTTACCGGATAGGAAGGCATGTAGAATATTTAGAAAATAATAATGAAAAAAATGATAGGAATAATAAAAGACATTAATACTAAGAATTTGGTAAGCTTGGACAAAAGCACACAAATAAAAATACAGATAGAAAACCCACAGGCATTTATGGAAGAAATAAACAGATTGGCAGCAGACCCAGCGGATACTTGTTACCAAATAAAATTTATGAAGCAAGGAGGGGTGAATGAAGGTTAGTATTGAATTAACAGCAGAGGAATTATATGAATTAATAGGAATTGTGAATATAGCTATGGTAGAAATACAATCATCAGATATGCTAAGAGCCAAGTGGGAAGAGAGAGCAAGAATTAAAGCCAAGCTATTATCAGCCGAAAGAGATATTAAACTAAAAGAAGATGCCAGCAGGAAGACCACTAAAGTTTAAATCCCCAGAAGAACTTCAAGAAAAGATTGATGCATACTTTACTGAATGCAAAAAGACAGGAGAACTTCCTACCATTACGGGATTAGCACTAGCACTTGACACATCAAGACAAACATTGGTTGATTACGAAGGGAGAGGAGAGTATTTTGACACTATAAAAAAGGCAAAAGCATATTGTGAAAGAATAATTGAAGAAGGAATGCTTAGACAAAAGCTAAATGCCACTGCAGCAATATTCAATCTTAAAAACAATTACGGATGGAGAGACAAGCAAGAGATAGAACATGAAGGTTCATTCCAATTAGAACTTGTCAACTATAACCACTTAAATGAAAATCAGGATTCCCCACAATTACCAGCCGAGAGACTACCAGCTAAAGATACTAAATAGTTCAGCTAGATTTAAGGTAGTCATACTGCATAGAAGGAGTGGTAAGACAAAGACATGTCTTAATATGCAAATACAAAAAGCCTTATATAAAAAAGGCTTATATCTTTATCTGCTCCCTACATACACTCAAGCTAAAAAGATTATCTGGATGGATAATGAAATGATGAAGCACTTCCCACCAGAGATAGTAGACAAGAAGAATGATTCAGAACTTTACATCAAGCTAAAGAATGGCAGCACATGGATGCTAGGTGGATGTGATAACCCAGATAGCTGGAGAGGTACATCACCAAGAGATGTAGTCTTAGATGAGTTTGCAGAAATGAAACCATCAATCTGGACAGATATTATCAGACCTATCTTAACTGAGAACAAAGGAACAGCTACTTTCATTTTTACTCCGAAGGGCAGGAATCATGGCTGGAAGATATACCAACAAGCTAAAGAGAAAACCAACTGGGAAACATGGAGGATGACAGTAGGAGATACTCAAGCTATACCGAAAGAAGAACTAGACCAAGCTAAGTCAGAAATGCCAGAGGCTATGTATAATCAGGAGTTCATGTGCGAGTTCCTGGAATCAGCCGGTCAGGTCTTTAGAAGAATAGATGATAACAAGTGGGAAGGCATGTTACATCCAGAGCAAGGACACCAATACCAACTAGGAGTAGATTTAGCTAAGTATCAGGACTGGACAGTGATTACTCCACTATGCTTAAACAACTTCAAGGTAGGCAAGCAAGAAAGATTCAACCAAGTAGACTGGAACTTACAGAAGGCAAAGATAGAAGCTATAGCTAGAAAGTATAACAATGCCAAGATAGTAGTTGACTCAACTGGATTAGGTGACCCGATAACAGAAGACCTAAAACGAATGGGACTGAATGTTCAACCATTCAAGTTTACAGAGAATAGTAGAACACAATTACTTGAGAACTTAGCAATCAGACTGGAGCAAGATAAACTCAAGATACCTGACCAAGAAGTTCTATTAGATGAGCTTAGAAGCTTTAAATATGAACTAACAGCAACAGGCAAAACCAAGATGGCAGTACCAGAGAACTTACATGATGACACAGTAATGTCTCTAGCACTTTCATGTTGGGATATACCTCAACATCCATTAAGACCACAAACAAACACATTACATGAGGATGAAGGAACAGCATGGCAAAATCCTTATGATGTATAAAACAACAATATGGCTAAGAAAAAACAAACCAATATAATTCAAGACATCTTAGATGAAAAGAGATACTATGAATCGGCAACACAGGATTACCGAGATGCTTGGTATGACTGCTATAAGCATTACCAATTCTATTTAGACCCATCTAAGAACCCTTATGTTAGCAAAAACTATATTCCAAAGGTACATGATGCAGTTGAAAGACTGACAGCTTTTCTAGTTGCAAGAGACCCAAGCCTAACTGTAATCCCACAGGGTGAAGCAGACTCAGACTTGGCTAAGTTTATGTCAAAGCTTATTGACTTCCAATGGGGTCAAACTATGGATATGAAACCCAAGATACAGAAGTGGGTTAAGGCAGCAATCCTGTTTGGTACAGGAATATCAAAAGTATGTTGGAGAACCAAGACCGAGATGAAGAAAGTAAGGAAAGAAGTAGATGTAAACATGATGGGTGAAGAACAAGAACCCATAAAGACTACCACCAAGGAAAAGGTAGTAACCTATGATGACCCACACTTTGAACCGGTACACATCTTTGACTTCTACATTGACCCATTAGCACCATCAGTAGAAGCAGCTAAATCTGTCATACATAGGACAATAGTTTCAATAAGTGAATTAAAAAAGAACCCAGCCTACAAGGATGTAGACAAGGTTAAGCCACAAAGAAATGTCTATTACAACAACACAAAGGACAAAGATAGTAGTGCTATTACTAATACTTTTGATATTGATAATACTACATCTGAGCCTAATACTTTAGATGTGGTCGAGGTGCTAGAAAGATGGACAGACGAAAGAGTAGTAACCATAGCCAACCCGAATGACCCAGTAATTCTTAGAGATGCACCTAACCCATATGAGCATGGAATGAAACCATTTGTATCAATCAACTACAAGTCCAATCCTTTCCCTAATAGATTCTATGGAGTAGGAGCAGTTGAACAGATACTACAAGTTCAAAAGACTATGAACTCCTTAACTAACCAAACAGTTGACAATGCCAAGCTGATACTGAATAACATGTTTAAGTTAAGAAGGGGAGCTAATATCAACAAGAAGCAAACTACATCTAAGCCTGGAGGATACATCGAAGTAGATGACATGGATGATGTACAACCATTGCCAACCCCAGACTTGAAAGGTTCAGCATTTAATTTATACAAACAATTAGACATAGAGTTTCAACAATCAACTGGTGTGACAGACCTGTCCAAGGGTATGAATGAGACAGACACTACAGCTACAGAAACTATTATCCGAGACAGAAATGCAGGAGCTATTCTAAACATGTTTAAGGAAAACATAGAGCATGGAATTAAACAGATAGGTGAACTCATTATTCAGTTAGATATGCAGTATATCCAGAACACCAGAAGTATCAGAGTGTTTGACACTGATGAACAGAAGTATGAATTTGTAGAGTTTACTGGTGACCAGATAAGAGGCAACTATGACTTAGATGTCAAAGCAGATTCTACTCTATCTCAATCCAAAGCGGTATTACAGAAACAACTGCTTGACATGTTGAGGATAGTAGGGTCAGACCCAGAGATGCAAGGGAGAATAAACAAAGCAGAAGTTTATAAGCAATGGATGGAATATGCTGGTTATCCAGAGATAGACAGATACTTTAATGAGGAAGCAGTAGCACCACCCGGTATGATGCCACCAACACCAGACCCAACTGAACCAGTAGCAGAAGCTTCAGCACCAAAGACATCAGACTTATTACAAGAAGCATTTAATCCAATGATGGAAGGACAAAATGTATGATAACTTTTGAAGACATTAAAAAAAGATATTTAGACACTACAGCTCCTGTAAGAGAGCCAGTAGAAAAACATGTAAGAAAACCAACCATAGAATTACTTTTGGGGTTACTTAAAAACACTCCCATAGGAATGGGAACAGTACCAGAGGGAGAAAGAAAGGAAATGCTAGAGGACAGATATGGAGCAGGAATAGGAACAGACACTCTAGCCAAGTCAGGGTTTGGAACATTTATTGGAATGAACCCCATAACCATTGGTGGTATAACAACACCGGTAAAGGAAGTGCCATCAGATAAATATAAACTAGCAGAATACTTTAGAAACTGGTATGCAAACAAAGGAGTAACACCGGATGAAATATCTCTGTCAGCTTCAAGCCTAGATGATTTAGTAGCCCAAGGATTAGGAGATGATGTGGCAAAGGTAGCAGATGATATTAGACCAGCAGAACTAACTAAGAAAGCAAGAGATATAGCAAAGCAATCAATAGATAACATGTTTGAATTTGGAGGCTCAACTGCAGACATAAGAGGCAACATGTATAGCAAAGAATGGGTGGTATCTCCATATAAAGAAAGAGAGTTAAAACTACCAAAAGGTTCAGATAAGTGGCCAAGGGCAAAGTTGGCAAAAGAACTGGAAAACTACATAAAAAGAAATGCAGATATTCTAAACCTACATGGCAACACTATAGGCACATGGATAGAAGATGGCAAAGTATTCTTTGATGTGGGTGAAGTCAAGCCTTCAAATACAGGCTTGATGGATGCCCTAACTAAAATGAGAGGTGCAGACCAAGAAGCAATATACAACATTGAAAGAGATTTAACTATTAAAAATCCACAACACTCCAAAAGGTTTGAAGGAGTAGAGGCGGTAATTAGAAAACTACAAGAACCATTTGAAGAAGCTAAGCTACCGGAAGGTGAAAGCATACTGAGAAAGATGAGAAACTTTTTAAAAAGAAAATAACAAAAAAATCATGACTAAACATAAGCATTGTCACAACGAGTGTGAGCATAAAAACTTATCTTATTGTAAGCATTGCGACTTAGTTTACTGTAAGGATTGTGGACATGAGTGGTGCAATACTTATTTTACGACTACAACACCGGCATATTTTACAACTGATGGGGGTACTCAAAGACCGCTTTGGGACGATGGGATTACAACAACAAATCATAACAAGTGTAGTCATGACTAACAAAGTTGATAGTATAAACATATGAATAAAAAAGAAGCTAAGGCAATTAAGGTCACAGTCCACACAGATGGCTGGAAGTACATTCACAAGAACTTAACCCAGATATATGACAAGTGTGCAGATGATGCACTCAAGTGTACATCACTAGCTGAGTTAAGAGGTAAGCAAGAAATAAGAAAGTTTATTAAGTCCTTCAATGGAAGGATACAACAAGCACTAGAGATTGCTGGGGAGAAATAGCCGTCTCATGCAGTTAGGGAGAAAGCATGTGATGGCTCTAACAGGTCGGCTAGAGCTGAACATTACAAATTAATAAACAATATCTTATGACAGAAGAAACAACAGGAGACAATCTCCAAAGTACCCCTCCAGCTCAAGGTACTGGAACTGGAGGACAAGTAACTGGTGAGACCCCTACTGATACCAGCACTGAGTCCCCGACACAGACAACGGAAAGTACGGACAAGACTCAAAGTACCGATGGTGATTTACAAGGCTTTAAATCACCCGATGAACTAGCCAAAGCTTACAAAGAGCTTAGGACTAAAATGTCACAAAGAGACGATAAAGGTAAAATAGTAGATACCTTAACCGAGAAGACTGGAATGTCTACTGAGCAGATAGCTGAAGAGATAACTAAGTTAGCTCAACAGCAAGAAGCACAGCAGATGCCAGAACCTCAACCAAGCAGATACTTGGGTGATGAGTCAGCGACTAATCCCCAAATGCCTAAGTCTTTAAAAGACCAAGTCTCAGATGACAGGAAGTATGATGCTCTTGCAAGAGCTGTCTATGAACAAAAGGAAGACACTGAATTAGACAGGCTAGTTAAAACTTATCCTGAAGCTGAACCATTCAAGGAACAGATAAGAAGGATAGGTAGAGTTGAAACAAATAAGACCCATGAAGACATCTTCAAAGAGGTCTTTCAACCAGCAGTACAAGCTGGTACAGACAAAGCTTACAAAGGTATTGATGCAAAAGAGCAGAGCCAAGTCCAATCAGGAGAAGGCTCAGGAGTAGCACAACAATCTGAACAAGAGCTTTACCAAGAAGCCAAGAAAACTGGTGATTGGTCAAAGCTTATGGATAAAAGAATCAGATGGAATAAATCGGGAATTAAATCCCAACAATAGCTACTAGCTCTTAACAGGAGTTTAACAAACACATGGCGGATACAGTATTTCAAACCTATCAAGCCTCTGATGGAAATCATGAAGATTTGATGGATTAATCTTAGTCCCTTGACAAATTTATTTGTTAAGAAAACTCGGTGAATTCATGGGAACTCTCGCAAGAGACAATCATGAGCCAAGACTAGAAGGGTGTAAGTTTCTAGTAAGGTGCAACGACTAGGTGGTGAGTCCCAACAATAATCCACCCAAGAGTGCCGAGCATCCGAAAGGATGATGATATAGTCTGAACTGCATGGTGACATGCAGAAGTGGTAATTAAAAAAGCCACGATAACATAATTGGTGATTACTGACATTTCCCCTACTGAAACTCCTATGCTTTCAAGATTTGGTAAATCAACAGCAGCAGGAACAACTCACATTTGGCTAACTGACTCACTTGCTTCAGCAGCAGCTAATGCTCAGACTGAAGGTGCAGCAGTTGATGCTCCAGCTTTAACAGCAAGAAGCCGAGTTACAAACAACACTCAAATTTTTGCTAAGGCTTATGAAGTATCATCTACTCAAGATGCAGTTGATGTAGCCGGTGTAACATCTGAGTTCTCATACCAAGCTCAAAAAGCTTTGAAAGAATTAGCTAGAGACATAGCAAACATTCTGTGTCTTAACACTCAATATGCTGGAAAATCTTGTTAAGTCTTGGCTACCAAAGAGTAAAAAAGCCAAGAATAGAGACAATCAGCAGGAGATAAAAGTACATTGACAATATTAATAAAATATGCTAGACTATAGTATTATGAAAATTAAACCAACGATAGAATATGGCTATTTAATGGGCTTATTGCTGACTGATGGATGGTTTACGGATCTCTGGGACAGACACACTATTAAGGGAAAGTTGTATGAATACAGAAGACGGCAAGTAGGATTTGGACAGGATGATAAGGAGTTAATAGTGGAAGCTAAAAAAGCTATAGAAAGACTTTTTAGCAGACACCCGAAGATTAAGTTCAACAAGAAACAGAAAAGATATAGCCTAGCATTACAACACAAACAGACTGTGGGATTTCTTTATGATGCAACAAAAGGCAAAACTGAAATACCAGAAAAGATACTAAAGGCTAACAAAGAAGTAAAGAGAGCCTTTATTGCGGGTGCTATGGATGGTGATGGGTGGATTAGCAGAAGTAAAGACCGAAGAAAGAAAACTCACATAGGCCAGAAACAAGAAAGACAACTGGGAATAAAAGGCGGATATGGTTATCAGTTTATGATGGGATTTAGTGGCCATGGAGAATATTTTGAACAGACACTAGAGATGATGAAAGAACTAGGAGTTGTGTTAAGAAGCAGACAATTAAAAGATAATGGCAAGTCTGTAACAGATGTTGTAAATATTAATATTAAATCATTCATAGATAGTGGTTGTTATTTCAAGTGCTTGAGAAAACAACTAAGACTATCAGAGTATAAAAAACAAATACTTAAAATCTCCTCAGAGACTACCAAGAGTGCATCCTAAAAAGGATGAATGTATAGTCCAGCTTGTATGGAGACATGCAAGGTTATAAAAGAGAATATGCTTTAGTTAATGGTACAGGAAACTCTGGTGCATCAGCGACAGCTAGAGAGTTGAAAGGTGTTCTAACTTTCATCACTACCAATGTTGAAACTGGTACTGGAACAGGTAATGAAGCATTGACAGAAGCAATGTACAATGACCTATTACAGACTATCTTTGACTCAGGTGGCTCTCCAGATGTGACCTATGCTAATGGTTGGCAAAAGAGAAAAATTAGTGCTTTCTCTACACCATCTACCAGAAACATTGATGCTGAAAACAAGAAACTTGTTGCAAGTGTTGATGTGTATGAATCAGACTTTGGTCTACAAACCATTGTTTTAGACAGATGGATGTCTACTGACAAGATAGTATGTCTTGAAGAAGACAAGTGGAAAGTTGCTACATTAGTACCAGTGAAAGCAGAGGAAATGAGTAAGACAACAAGTCTTGCTACAAAGGGAATGGTCACCGGTGAACTTACTCTTGAATGTCTCAATGAGGCAGCAAGTGGTAAGATTACAGGACTTTCAACTAGTTAATCACTTTAAATATAACTGAATAAGATTCGGAGTTTGGGGTCATCTCGGCAACACAAAACCCCAACAAAAAACTATGAAGGAACAAGAGAAAGAACAATTAAGGAAAAGTACATTCACCCAGAATAAAATGAAGGAGGCATTTCAGAAGGTGAAGGAAGAGGTAGCTAAACCTCGCAAGTTTGACATAACAGCAGACTTGGAAATAGCAAAAGATTTAAGGAAGGATTATCTACATACAGGAGGATTTACCAAGGAAAGACTACAAAGACATGTAGCTAAAATCCCATATGTAGAATATCTAATGGCGGTTAGGAAAGACCCGATGGTCTTTAAAAATAAAAAGAAGTTTAGAAAGTGGATAGCTAAGAGACCACAATATAGAGTAGTTAGCAAGATATGAAAAAACTTAAGATTGTATCATCTCCAGTAGACAGAGGAGGTTGCGGACACTATCGAGTGAGACAGCCTTTAGACATCCTTGAACAAGAAGGATTGGCATTGACTTATATCATTGATAAGGAGGATAAATCAGAAGAGATAGCAATGGCAATCATGGAAGCGGATATAATCTTGATGAGACCAAGAGCTGAATATCTGATGTGGTACATCAAAGAAAAGCATCCTAAGTGCAAAGCAAAGTTTGTGATGGACACCGATGATAATACATTTGAGGTAGACCCATACTCAGACCACTATAGAAGCTTTGGACTAAAGGAAGTTAAACACAAAGATAAATGGCTATGGAAAGATGGTGAGTCAGGATTCTCAATTAAGGAGAATGAGGAACACTTAAAGAGATATGAGGTAGGCTTAGAAGATGTAGACTTAATAACCACCACTCAAGACAAACTGTCAAATGTCTTTAAGAAGTACAATCCTAATGTAGCTTCACTTCCTAATGCAATTAACTTCAATACTTGGAAGAAGCTAGACATCAACAAGGATAAGAAAGTAAGAATAACTTGGGGTGGTGGAGCATCACATTACCGAGACTTATGGAGCATCCAAGATATATGGAGTCCATTAATCAAGAAGTATAAAGACTTAAAGTTCATAGCATGTGGCACATTATTCAGAGGTGCATTAAAAGCATGGGATGAAAAGAATATGGAAGAACATAAATGGGTTCATGTAGAGGCACATCCATACAAACAAGCTTCACTAAATGCAGATATAGGTATCTGCCCACTAGACACCAAGCTAGGTTTCAATGAGTATAAATCAGAGATTAAATGGTTGGAATATTCATCACTGAAAATTCCCTGTGTAGTTTCAGACTTGTACCCATACTCCAATGTAATAGTGCATGGGGTCACGGGATTTATAGCAAAAAACAAATTTGAGTGGAGAAAATACTTATCACAACTAATAGAAAACCAAGATTTAAGAAAAGCTATTGGACAAAATGCTTATGACTGGGCAAAGGAAAACAGAGATATAACCAAAGTAGTGCAGACATATGCCGATACATATCGGAGTCTCATAGGCGAGTCCAAGTAGATACAGGAAAACAATTTCTCCCCCTGTCTAATCTCTTGGACTTGGCTATTAGATTAATACAAACATATGCAATTATCAGAAATAAGAACTAGAGTTGAAGATAGAGTTGATGATTCTTTAGATGCAAATAGGTTAGACCGATGGATTAACGATGGTTATGACAAGGTAGCAAGAGAGAATAATGGCTTTTGGGATTTCTTAAAAGTAAGGGACAATACAACTCATACAACAGTAGTAGACCAAACTTGGTACACCACTCCATCAGACTTTGCCAAAATGTTAAAGGTGGAAGTATCAGGGGTGGAATATACTTATGTCCCATATGAAGAAATCACTGAAACAGCCACATCAGTATCTTTTACAGTTAAACCAGACAACTCACAATTCGGTCTATTGCAAGCTCCAACAACTGCAGGAAACACAATAGACTTTGTTTATTTCAAAGAGTTAGACACACTAACAAACAGCACAGATGAGCCGGCATTTGAAGCCAAGTTCCATGACATCTTAGTAGAGTATGCATTGTCCAGATAC